ATTCACGTGGTGGCACTTTCATACCCTAGCAACCCGAACTACGCACAGAAGAGAGCAGAAAAGGAGTTCTAATAGAGAATGGCCGAGCTTATTCCATTTCCGATGTGTCGTGAACATTACAAAGAGCATCTAAAGAAGCTGCCACTTTCTCCGCATCTTGATCGGCGTGATGATCTATTTCGCTGGACAGTACAACTTCATAATGAGGTAAACATCCTGTTAAAAAAGCCTATTGTATCTGAGACAGAGTCTATTAACTTTTATACACGGCTGGGGGCACGTGAGCGCTCCCCGTTCATAACACAGGTTGATCTGGAGGAGATTGATAGCCGATCCATGGTGAAGGGAGCTATTGTTGGGGCAGCCGTGGTGGCGGTGGCTGGAGGTCTTCTATGGTGGTCTACGAGAGGGGAGAAAGTCTAGCGCTCTAGTAAGATGGGAAAGAGAGGTGTAAGCCGAAAGGCAAAGCATCTTAGTTTCAAGCCCGAGATATATGAAGGTCTCCAGATTGTAGAGGGGGAGCCAAAGACAAAGGTACGTGAAGTGCTTGTGAAGCCTGTACTGACCAATGACCAGGTAAAGGCGCGAGAGGGTACCTACTTTACAGATAAGGAAGCTGATGAGATCTTTGATGAAAATGTAGATGTCTATGGCATTGATGCAGATTCAGGTGAGAAGAAGCTTCTGGCTCGTTTCCGCAAGGGAATACTTCCAGCGGATCTTGTAAAGACCGGTTGGGAGGCCTACTATCAGACGGCAGCAGCAAGTCGCAATCGCGGTGCGGCGGCGGGACCCATTAAGGCCGATTCCAACTATTGGAAGAAACGCAAGCCCGTAGAAATCAACAAGTGGTCTGCGCGCTACGAACAGGATGGTAAGCTATCAAAGATGCGTGTAAATAACAATGTGTTCAGCTCGGTTCTCGGCTATTTTGAGCAAACGCCCTTCATGGGTCTTCCTTGCCGTCTGACATCATATACGCAGAAGTACTTTCACCAATACAAGCACGGCATCCCCTTCCTCCAGGCCATTGATTCGGCGTTCAAACGTCTGATTCCGGACAAGCACAAGAAGCAGCTTGCGGCGGTAAGAGAGAAGCCCCAATATCAGGTAGCTGACACAGCCTTTTCATCCATCACGATTAATCGCAACTTCCGCACGGCTCTTCACATGGATGATGGTGATTTCCGCGAAGGCTTTGGCAATCTATCGGTCATTGAGCGTGGTAAGTATTCTGGCGGAGCGACAATCTTTCCTCGGTACAAGATTGGCTTCAATGTGCGTACGGGTGATTTCTTAGCGATGGATGTACACGAGTGGCACTGTAATACAGAGATGTATGAGAGTCCCGAGGACAAGAAATACAATAAGGCTCTACCCAAGATTCATCATGATTCTGTTGAGACTGGCACGATGGGTGGCGAGAAGCCCTTCACACGTATATCCTTCGTATGCTATCTCCGTGAAAAGCTGCGTGGGTGTAAGGTAAAGGAGACCCAGGCCTACTATAATCGTATCAAATTTCATCCTGAGCATGGAGATATGAAGAAGGGTGTTACACGCAAGGCGAAGTAGAGAACAGTAAGTACTTAAATTATGTGCCACATTGGGGCACTTAATTTTGGCACATCACGGTAGCAAGTATGTTCGCATCACATTTACCTGGATGGGGAGCAGCACCAGCAGGAGCTCCAGCTAGATCGCCACTTGGAGCCCCCGCGCTACCCGTACAGACCACTGGAAGTACATATATGGGTATACAGCTGGCATATCCTGCGTGGGCTCCTAGTTTAACAGCCTACGGAGGTCTTGTAGCATATCTCTTTTATGGATCACTGGCGATGTTCTTCTTTTTTCTTATTCTAGTCTTCATACATTTCACAATGTATCCTATATTTTCTTTTTCACCAAATGATGATGGCATTATCTCTGTGCCGACTGTCTCCGACCGACAGATTGCATTTACGAAAGCTCCCGCTGCAAGTGATCTCAGTGCGAATTTTGTAGATGTTCCTACTTGTACATATACGATTGGCATGGATGTGTTTCTGAGTGGCAATTTCCAGGCATCTAATCTTCCACGTGTTCTTCTCTATAGAGCGATTGGCACAAATGTTTCTCCTCCTCAGTCTGATACGAGAGAACATCTCATAACGCGATTCTCAGATTCAAACATTCTAGTCTGGCTGGACCCGATGAAAAATGATCTCTTTGTGAGTATCGTCAGCAGTACAGACGGCACAGCTGCTACACGTAGATTTGAAACAACAGAGGCAATTGAGAACGTGCCTGTTAAGAAGGTGTTCCGTGTGACAGTTGTCTATACACAGCAATTTGTTGAAATCTATATTAATGGAAGTTTAGAGAAGTCAATGGCTATGAAAAATAATCCGATAACTGTTTCGGATAAGGCGGCTTTCTATCCTGTGATTTCAAGTATCGGGCCAAATGTTCTCATTTCTAATCTGGCATTCTGGCCTCGTGCCCTGACTGCGCGTGAAGCGCGTGCGTATGGAGCCCCTATTAGCAATGATGCCTTCTTTTCAAAGAGTGCTTTCTAACAGTAGTGATATAAGCAGAAAATACGAACCCTTTTGGGAGTTTGTATTTTTAGCACATCACGATATAGATGGATCTCCAGTTGTGGGTATCACAGTTCCGTGCACCAATTTACATAGGCTCGTTTATAATATTAGTAATCGTCTTGATTTTCTATTTTAGTCCCAGCTATGTTCCAAAGATTCTTGTAGCGGCAGAAGGCCCCTTTTCACTAGCTTCTCAGAATACAATCATCAGCGACCAGAATTCTAAGCCCTACTACTCAGATAGTAATGGAAGCTTCTTAGCCTTCGTATATTTGAGTCCGATGAATCGCACCGGCGCCTATGCCGCGTGTGGAACGAATCCTAATCAGGCGTCATGCGCAGATGGCACATTTGCTCCTTGCCCCTGCGACGCAGTAGCTGGAGACTGCTCGGTGTGCAATCATTCTGGATACAGCCCCGTTTTCAGTATAGCTGGTGTAGTTACTCTAGAGGTATTAAATGCCCCGGATGCGAGCCGTCAAGGAAAGGCTATGGCGCAGCTTATTGTGAAATCCGAGGGCGCACCTCTTACTGCTGGCGCTAGCAGTTCACAGAAGTATATTGAAACACTCACTCTGCCCCCGATCCCCCTACAGAAATGGACAATGATTTCAGTTGCCCGCGAGGGCCGCCGCTTTGATGTGTACTACAATGATACTATTGTTCTTTCACAAAAGACAATGTATATGCCTATATCCAACATATCCAACTCAAACTTTAAGGGAATTACTTCCGGTTCTAATGGGCTTGTGGGTCAAATCGCACTTGCGAATGTCTATAACTACCGTCTAAGTAGCCAAAACGTAAATAGCCTCTACAAAGAATACGCTGATACCCGTGGAAGCCCTTATGTTGGATCAAAGGCAAATCCGGTGGGAACTACAGATGCAGCTGGACTAAATCCTGGTTTTGTATCTGGTATCACGCTCGGATCATTTGTTCCATCTATGTCAACATTCAATCTGTGCCCACCCGAAGGGTGCTTGAGTGCTCCTTCTATAAAGCCTGCATCGCCTCTTTATGATTGGTCAAGTCAATACGCATAAGGAGACTTAATTTATGCACTTATCGGTAGAAGTATGGACCAGAGCCAGAACACTAGTGGTACTCCGAGTGGATTTGGATTATTAACAATCATTTACGTACTATTAGGACTTGTTGCCATTTATTATCTGTATCGTTTTCTTTATACATCTGCGGACAATAAGACAACAGCTCTAGTTACAGGTAAGCGTGCGGCGGATGTATCTCCTGATAAACTTCCGACTATTCCTACTCCCTATGAAGGTGGCGAATATTCATTTAGCACGTGGATCTACATAAGTAGTTTCAATAAGAATCGTAATACACGCAAGCATATCTTTGAGCTACAGGGTAAGTATTTCTCAACACTTTTGGTTGGCCTCGGCGCCTTCAAGAATACTCTAATGGTTCGCACACATACACGGGATCCCACATCAGAGGGTTTCCAGACATTAACTGCACCAATCCCTGAACAGAACTTCCCTGATCTGAAGCCTGGAAAGCCTGGCCAGGCCTTCAGACCTGCGGAAGGCTTCCAAACTGGCACGGGTGTAACTGGAAATGATGGAAGAGGCTCAACACAGGGTAATGCGCCGCCCGCTAGTGCGAGCGGAGCATCCGCGGTTCCTCCGAATGCCGCCGACACAGTGGGAAATCTATCCGCAACAAAGGTGGGTTCCATGTTTTCTCAGATGGCAATGGATGACTCTCTTCTAACAACACCTGCCATCTGCGACCTCCCCGAGATTGATCTCCAGCGCTGGACAATGCTGACAGTCGTTCTAACAGGTCGCACGATTGATGTATATCTTGACGGTAAGCTCAGCCGTTCTTGTATGTCGCATTCCTTCTACAAGGTGGACCCCACAGGCGTGAAGCCTATACTCACAGATCGTGGGGGCTTTGATGGCTATATCGGTAATACATCAGTGGCAAACTATGCGATGAACCCCGATGAGATTTACAGGGCCTATTTATCTGGACCTGAGGGAGCGGCTAGTATGGACTTCATTGGATGGTTCATTTCACTTTTCAAAGGTTCCGCTTAACTAGAATGCAGAGCAACTATGGTAGTGACCTAACAATAGCAACCCCTTCCGGGCAAATTATATCTGCGCTGATGACGGTTACAATCACAATCCTTGTTGCTTTTACGATTGAGCTGCTCTACAAAACAACTATGGATGCGCGTAATCGTTTTCATACATTGGTAGACTATACGGCAAATGCCGATGATATGACGATTGCCATCCATCAGGATAAGAATAAGTATACGGATGCGAAGCCGATTGGGCTGTCCGTGAATGAGCGTACAGGTATTGAATTTGCATACTCTGCCTACTTATTTGTAAATCCGGCGACGTTTAGTGGATCCAAGACATTCAAGCACGTTTTCCATAAGGGCTATGCGTGCCCATGGCCTCTCATGGCCCCTGGTGTCTTCCTCCACGGCGACACAAATACGCTACGTGTCATCATGAATACTTACAAGAATCCGTATACTTATGCGGATGTGAAGAATATTCCTGTACAGAAATGGTTCCACCTTGTTCTTAACAGCTATAAGGGCGGTTTAGATATTTTTATAAACGGCAATCTGGCAAATCGTATCACATTCACCGATACACTGCCCTACCAGAACTTCCAGGATATCATTGTATTCTCAAGCACACACATCAACAGTCTCCGTGGTTCTGGCATTCCCTCACTGAATGGCGAGGACTTTCAGCTTGATGGTCCGATGAAGGGATATATCTCTAATCTTACGTATGCCCGGTACGCACTCTCCGTGAATGAAATCCAGTCGCTTATGACTGCCGGCCCCTCTTCTAAGCTGAAGCAGAAGAATATGGACAAGCCGCCTTATCTGGGCGATGACTGGTGGGCAAACAGCGCTTAACGACAAGTGCGAACAATCAATGTTAACGAGAGACTTTCAGTTGCTCGTTAATATCGGACAGCGGCTTAAGCATAATCTCTTCAATTCCAGTAAGGATTATATGGCCGGTGGGGGGTTATTAGCACTCGTCGCATACGGCGCCCAAAATGTACTGCTAAGTGGCAATCCGCAAATGACCTATTTTTATAAGGCATTCAAGCGGTATTCGCACTTTGCAATGGAGAGTATCACAATTCCTCTAGAGGGTCCGAATGAGCTGTCATTTGATCAGCCTGTACAACTCCGGGCGAAGATCCCTCGCTATGGTGACCTCTTGTCCGACATGGTCTTCACTTTCACTATTCCAGACATCTATAGCAAGTATTTAACGCCGCGCGCACCTGGTCGTATTAGTCAATGGGAGTTTCAGTGGGTCAGATATCTTGGAGCTGCTATCATTCAGAATGCCGCTTTCTTTGTAGGCGGTCAGAAGATTCAGGAATTTGACGGATCCTTTCTTCTCAGCCGTGCGCTGCTTGATGTAGATCAGGATGCTTTTCTGAAGTGGAAATATCTGGTTGGCGACACGCCCGAGCTTGTAGAGCCGGCCCTCGGTGCCTACGCTGGCGGCACAGCCCATACAGGATATCCCACTGTAGTTACGGATCCTACACGTGCATCGCAGCTGAATCGGCCCTCCATTTTGGGTCGTAATATCCACGTGCCACTCTCTTTCTGGTTCACAGAGTCACCATCACAAGCACTTCCTCTAATTGGCCTCCAGTATCACGAGTGCGAGATTCAGCTTACCCTGAACCCTATTTCGCAGTTGTATACGATTCTGGATGCATCAGGATATCGTGTGAATCCGAATTTTGTGATGAATGCCACAGAGAATCAAATAGATCAGAATACACCGAACTATTCTAGCACGAGCAATATTAACGCACAAATCCGGAATTTTCTTACAGATATCGGGGCGGCCGTGCCAGCTCTTAATAGCTGGTTTACGAATCCTATTCTTCAAGGTACCTTCATATATCTTCCAAAAGAGGAACAGCAGATTTTCGCATCAAGGCCACTCAGTTATATGATTCCACAGCTAACTATATACCCCTTTCCAGGTCAATATACGAGGCAGGTTCTAGATATTCAGACACATAATCCGCTGACGCGGCTTATCTTTATTCAGCGTCGTTCAGATGCAAATGCGCGTAATGATTTTGCCAACTTCACGAACTGGTTCACATATCCATATGCGCCATTCTCACCTACCCCAACGATTTTTAGAGCATTACA